AGCCAATATTTAAGTTAGTAGCATGTCGCCTATACTCAGCTTCCCATTGACCAAGAAGTCCTTGGGCCATCCTAAAACGTTGGCTTGCTGGAATATGTACTGATTCAGATGTAATAACATCAATGTCTCGGCTGTACTCTGTCATTAGAGCCCATAAGCACTCACAAATTGTAGCAATACCAATAGCGTTAATAACCACGTCGGCAAGACGATCAAGTGGGATATTGATTGCATGAAGATGCTTTTCTAATGCCCTACGACCATAAAACTCCAGGTCAGTAGGCGTAACCCACTCATAGTAATAACCTTCAATCATTAACTTTGTATTAGACGCCGGTAATGTTGCCAAACGCAAAACACCATTACGCTCATCTAATGAGTAATCTGCAGAAGTTAATTCTGTGGTTGAACCACCTGACACAAACTTAGCAATCCACAAAGACGTTGAATCAATGTTTGTGTGCCCTAACTCATATGTGCGTCCAGCAGCATCAAAGGTAGTTTGAAAGAACTTAGGAAAGTCTCTAAGGTAAGTTCTGGCGATTTCAGTGATGTCTTCAAAAGTTGCCACAATATATTCTACCTTATGAATCGTTAGAGCTATTTGGAGGCAGTGTGTCTTGTTTTGGCTGGTTATAAGCCGGTTGTTGTTCTCGTTGCCTTGAGGTCACTACAGAGCGTTTTAAGGTGTACTGTTCAGCACTCCCAGAAGGTTTGGGTAGGTTCATACGTATCGGATGTAATACTGCACAAGCATTGTGCGTGGGCGAATATCAACACTTGTAGAACGTGTATTTTCACCTGAAACTAAAGAACTTGACGGGATGCTAACCGTATGATCGTGTGCACCAGAACCTGCAGTTGCATTTTCGTGAAAGACAGACATACCAGGGTAGTCTGTTGAGTTAGGAATGTCATTGGGGTTAAAGTCGCCAGTAGAATACTGGTACAAGTTGCCGTACCCAGTACCAGCCTTGTCATACGGAATAGCGTAACGACCAGGTGCATAGTCACGCTTACGAACAGCAAAGTCTTGCAAATTAGAGTTGCCAATTAATGCTGCTGTATGAGTGTGATTTGCAACAGAAGAAGCAGTACCGCTATGACCATGATTAATGGTGTGAGAGTGGCTTGCAATATCAGAAGGTTGCAAAGTTACCTGGTTGTCAATATTACCAACAGGAGATGCTGGTGAATAAGCAGAGGCTGCCCCAGGTGATCCTGCTAGATACATGCCAGTGTAGTCAGGCAAATTAAAAGTGCCATTAGCTGCATCTCCACCATATGTGCGTCCAAGAATATTAAATAGAGGGCCGTACTCTGCCTCTGTCTTAGATGCTCCATTACATAAAAGCCAAACAGTTGGGTCAGGTGCCACAATAGGGGATATCCACGTAATAACAGAACCAATAGGAACACCTGGGTCTACAAAAGCTGGAGCTAATTGAGTCCACGCAGTAGTACTACGTTTTACGTAAAGCCCAGAACCACCCTTTGGAATGTCACCTGTTTGAATGTAGAGGTCACCAACAGCACCATCAGCAGAAGTTGGAGCTGAAGAAGATCTGTATGGGATTGCCGTGTTAATGCGGCGTGCTTTATCAACAATATGCTTGTTTAGAATTGCCGTGCTACCAATTCGGTAAACAGCAGCAATAACCACATCGGTTGACGGATCAAAATAGTTAGCTGGTGTAGCCCCCGAAACTCTACTCAAAGAGACTGGGAAGGTTGGGTTGTACTGACTATTTCCTCCAGCAACACCAATAAGAGACATAGTGCCAGTGTTGTTTTTACGGGCAACAACTAAGTCAAAACGAGTGTTAGTAGGTGGAGTGTCAAAACCTACGGTTCCTCCAGTTACTGGATAAACCAAACCATTAAGAACAAGAGTTCCACTTGTAACTAAAATACTTGCTCCAGGAGTAGGTAACTCCGTAGCAACAAGGCCCTGTATTACCCCAGATGAATCATTGCCAAGAATTTCAAAATCAAGAGAATCTGGTTCTGCTTGGTCTAATGAAGCATACCTATTACCACCAGTAGTGTCGGTTGCGTTAGGGATAATAAAGGGCATTTGTTACCTCAGAGGGTGTCGTAGATATTACCGTGGCTACGCAAGTAGTTAAAGAGATCCTTTGGAAGCTTGTAGCGGTTACCATCTTTAAATTCAAATCGCAATTGTCCCCAGAACATTGTCCATGTTCCTTTAACTCGTGCGGTAATTAAATCTGAATCGCCGTTTGTAACGATTACAGGTTCTTCAACAACAACTTCGTCGTTGCTTTCTGTACCTTCTTCAAATGCTTCAGCAAATGCTGTGGGCGTTTTCTTTACTGCCATGTTGACTCCTTATTGAATACGGGGTGAAATAAAGTGGGGGTGGTTGCCCACCCCCACAATACTACATCATTGAACTGATTAAGTTCAGGAGATTGCGCCACCTAGGGTGTTAAGGACAACGCGGGATTCATGGGTGATGACACCGAAGCCCCAAATTGCGTACCAAGCCAAGCCGTGCTCACGACCAAAGTCAATGACACCACCGTCACGGAGTTCCACTGGCAATGCAATGGCGTGTCCGAAGGCGTTGTCACCGATCATGATGGCGTTGTAGGCATTGGCATTTTCCTGGAAGCCAGCCGCCGAAGCGCTGCTGTCAAGGGTTGAACCAAAGCCGTAAAGCGGGGCGGTAGCTGAAGTAGCATCCAATCCCTTCTTGACCTGCGTGGTTTCAATGAACACTACGTCGTACAAACGACCGATTTCACCGAGCATGAAGTTGCCAGGAGCGGCGTACTTCGTGACTTCAATGAATTCCGGCCAGTCACGGAGCGAGCGGCTCTGCGACGGGTGGACGAAGCACACGTAGGTGTCGCCCAAACGCGGGATGTTCTGACCAGCGAGGATTTCAACTGCATCCTTAATGGCTGCAGGTGAGAGGTAACCAGGAGCCGATGCGGTACCAACGGTGCCTGCGTCGTACGGGCTGATTGCGCCACGAGTAGAAGCTGCGGTACGACCGAAGACAACTGACGGGGCAACAGCGTTGTTCGAGTTGTAAGCACCTGAGGTACCGAAGGGGATGCCCTTTGAGTACAAGGTGTTACGTGCCTGGATGTCCATGCTTTGTGCCATGTGGCGACCAAGCAAACGTGAAGACGAAGCCATAACGTCGTCGAATGCTGCGTTGAGCAACAATTCGGTAACGGCAACAGCCTGACCGTTTTCAGATACGGTGATCTGAATCTGACTAGCTGACAAGGCAACGGGGTCCATACGGACACCTTCACTAAGGTTTGCACCAGCATTTTCATCAACCGTAAGGTTGTTATAACGCATGAAGTTGATGGTCAAACCAGGCTGAACGCCAAGCTCGGTCTTCTTGACAGCGAACTGTTCAAAACGAAGAACCGGCATAGCCTGGAACAAGATTTCCTTGGACCAGATCTGCTGGATTGCGGGGGTTAAGGCGTCTGCGCCGACATAACCGCTGGTTGAAATTGCCGTGGTACCAGTAATGGAACCACCTTGTGGTGTGGGGTAAGCCATTTAAATATCCTCCGATGGATAGGTTGTTAGGTTTAGGTTAGAAACGACCCTTGGGGGATCGTGCCTGTAGTAGCCGGTCTCGCATCTTTACGTATTGATCCATCGGCATATTGCGGATGTCTTCCGCACTCAACGTTTGGTATTCCTGTTGGTTTTCCAGTGGCCCAGTAGGAGGAGCCGTCAAAGACGCCCCCTTAGGACGAGGTGGCGGGCTCGTCCGCTGGATTGCTTCAATTATAGCACTACTGCGTTCCCGCAGTACTGCGATACTATTTTCAATTTCTTCTTCACTATTACCAGTTACCAAATCAATCAGTTCTGGAATAATGGTTTCATTTTCCGCCTGGAGACGGCGCTGACGGTAGGTTTCAAGTTGCTGGTGGTACCGTTCTTTTTCAAGAAGGGCATCTTGAGCTTGGCGTTGCTTTTCAAGTTCAGAGAACTTCTGGCCCCACTCTTGCTCAACCTGATTAATGCGGCTGTTAAATTCGTCTTCTCGCTTAGCAAGAAGGTCTTTAGCAGAAAGTTCTTCAATTTCACGTTGACGCAAAATTTCAGATTCTTTCTTAGCGCGCTTTTCAGCTTCCTTAATAGCCTCTTCGCGTTCACGACTCAGAAGACCTAGTTGCTCTTCCATTGACTTTACGCGAGTATCAGCGTCTTCAAGACGCTTGTACATTTTATCTTTTTCTTGCTGACGAATCTTATGAACTTCGTCCTCAGAGAAAAGCTTTGTTTCGGGCTTATTTTCTTGAGGGTTTGTCTTAACAAACTCTGTGGGAATCTGAATCCCGTCTTCATTGGGCTGCATTGCCATATCGTTACCTCGGTTAGTTGAGCTTATGTGAGCTGTTGTTATGGAACTATTTATTCTTCGTCAGGAACACGACGCTGGGAGAACCTAGCGCCGTAAGCCTTAGCAACTATATTGTTTAACATTCCTGCATCAGGTGCTACTTGTACACCTGGCATCGGGCCTTCAGATTCCTGAGGACCTCCTGCACTCGTTACATTAGCACCTCCAGCAGGTACTGTGCTTGATCCACCTGGTCCAGGCAGCAAGCCAGTAGACATCATGACTGCTTGATTGATTTGGGCGCGCAGCATATCTAACGCACCTTGATCAATAGCATCGTCACGAAGTTCTTCAAAGATCTCAGCAAGTTTCTCACGCGGGAACTCTTCACCAAGCATGCGCATAGCGCCTTCTTTAGATTCAAGACCCATCGCCATTTTTGCTTGAGCTTCGTTAAGTTTAATAAGAACGTCAACAGGAAGTGGTTCTGGCCAATGGACTTTGGTTTTATAGATTAAAGGATCCATTGGATCAAGTTGAGTTAACTCGTCCTGTTCGGGAGGTTCAGCCTTACTTGGGTCATACACAAGCAACTCTGGAGCAAAGATTGCTGCTGTACGAATAATGATTTCGTTAATCTTTTCAAGGCCTTTTGTAAAGTGCACTCGTTTAAGGTTAAAACGATTCATAAGAGGCTGGTACTGGATAGACAAAGCCACACCAGAGGTATTAGATACTGGCTGGAATTGGCCTAAAGCCGTCTCAGGAACACCAGTCATTTCGTGCATAACACGCTTAAGGAAAGTGATGTACTCCATAGCCCCAGCCATGTTTCCATTTGATTCTAGGTTATGGACAGTTGCGTCTTTAGGAAGACCAGCCCAAACCTTCTTGGGCCCACGCTCTAATTGGCTTGCTTTAGCACCTGTAATGATTGTTACAGGTGCAGCGTGATAGTTAATGATGTCCGATACTTCGGTCATCTTTTCGTTTAATTCACGGTTAAGCGGAATGATGTCCCAGATGTCTGACTGTCCCCAAGGCGACGATGAGATGGTCATATTGGGAATGTGAACGATTGGGATGATACCTAGAGGGTTTTGGTATTGGTCAATAAGTTCATCGTTGATGTATTGCTCAACATTATCGTCAGTAAGGATTTCAGTAAACGTATAAACCTGACGAGTACCTTCAGGACTAGTTCCCCAGAAACGATACTTTAACTTAAACCGAAGAATACGGTCACGGTCGTGAGGGTGGTATTCAGGGAAACAGTGCGCTGGGTTTAACGGAATAATACGAACGCGACCTTCGTGAGGTACCCCAATGCCATCAACGTAAGGTTCTTCATAAGCGACCTTAACAAAGCAGTCCCCTGTAACACCAGCTAGTTGACCCATTTCCCAAAGAACAGCATGCTTTGAGTTATCTTCTTCCCAAACCTTATGTAACAACCGAGGGATGATTGCACCGTTTTGAGCAGGAACATGCCACTGAACGCCTTTACCAAAACAGAAGTTTGTAATGTAATCCGACATAGTACGGACGTAGTTAAGGGTGATATTTTGTTCACCCATCTCACGACGGTAGGACCAATGGTGGCCTAGGTACCATGCCCAACAAGAGCTGTAACGGTTAAGGCGAGGACCGTGTACTTCAAACTCTTCGTCGGCAAGCTCAACTAAGCCAAGAGGAGAGATAGCGACAGTTAAGTCGCTAGACGAAGCACGATAACTTGGTGACCAGAAATCAACGGGCATTAAAATCCTGACTTTTTAAGTCTTTTGGGTTTCTTAATATTAGCAGGTATATCAATGTAAGTTAACGATTTAACCATGCCAGAAGGTACGTGCATCATGTTGCTATACAAATCAGCTTTGTTTTTAAACTGACAGAATGTAGAAACCAAAGACACATACCCTTCTTGTAAGTCTTCAAGAATCCAACCAACAGTGGTTGGAAGTACTGGATTAAAGTCATATTCGTCTTTGTATACCCATGTTTCATCACCATCAAATGCGTCAATCCATTCAATAATGGCAAGTTTGTATGGGTAAGTCATACAACAATCATACTTCTTACGAAGTGTACAACTTACCTCTGTACATAGCGGATCCGCTATGGAAAGGAACCTGTTCATACCAGAACGGACCATCACCAGGTTTAAAGGTAACAACACCAATACCCTGTTGCCAGTCTTCAACAATGGTCATAGGTCGACCGTCCAGGTCGATGGATCCTTTGGTAGATGGGACGGCCCCGTCGCATCGGGCCAACGTACCAGGGGATGCGGCCATGATGGTCTTTGCACCATCGTAATCTTCACGCGACCGTTCTGCCCATTCACGCCTGTGGATGTGGCCGTATAAGACGGATGTCTTTTCACTGCCGAGGTACGCGTGCGCTGTCGACCCGTTACTCCGTACTTTTGTGCCGTGGATGATACGGAGCCGTTCGTTGACCCAGAATTGTCCAGCCGGATAGCCAGGTATGTAAGTAACCCCGTAATCGTCGAAACGACAGAGATAAGGAATGCTAAGAACAGGCCAGGACTCAGGCGTATTACCTTTACGGATACCGAAAGCAGCTTTCGCGTTGTCAAGAACAAAATTCACCAATCTTTCTTCGTGGTTTCCTGCAAGCCAAACAATTCTGGCGTTGGGTGCTGCAGCCCTAACTTGAGCACACAGCGTTGTAGCCCTGTCTACAGAGGCTTGAGTTGTAAGGGCGTAAGCACTGCTAAGCCTATATTTACCAAATTCTGGGAAGTCAAGGTTATCTCCAACCATTACAACCAGGTCTGGGTTAAGGCTCTTAGTAATTGCTAACGCAATATCAATTGCCTTTTCATCATGAGTAGCTTCAAGTTCTCCGTTTAAAGCACGGAAATAACCAATTTGCATGTCAGGAAGAACTACACACACTTCATGATCAGATACTTTTTCTGGCTTAGCTTTAACTACAGGAAGCTTTACAGAAGGGCCTGGTTGAACTACTGGCCAAGCTGGTCCTGACTCCCACGCTGGTGAAAACTGGATACCCATAAGGTCATGGATTTCAGCTTCGCCTGCTTCGTTTTTAGTCAGTGATTGGTAAAACGAAACACGCTTTACTTCACCAATTTCATCTAGGTCAATGTTGTTCCTCTTAAGGAGATCAGCAACTTTGCCAAGTGAATATGTGCCACTCAAGTCTTTGGATAGATCACTCACAACTGCACCTCTTTGAAATATGTCTTGAGATTGTACTTGAACTGATTTTGTAACCATGTTTGTTTAGCACACTTGTAAGCCACTGGCATGAATACACTTTGGCTTTTCCTGAACCGTTATCAATTTTAATAAGTTCAATAGCTTTATCTAACGCTTCTGCTTCTTCCACATCCATTTGATTACGCAAACGGGTAAACCCACAATCAATGCGGTTTGTGTCAACGTCACGTGAAAGGAGTTCTTCTACCAGGCCTTTTACCTGCTCCATATTGTGCTCCTTGTGTAATTAAGATTAGGCGACTTTCGTGCCTTCTTTAGTATACACATTAGAGATTGTGTTGTTGCGGATGATCTGTGCTTTGATTTTTGAAACTAAATTAAAGAGTTCTTCCTCTTCATCAAATCCACGAACAGTAACCCTGGTAAGAAAATGTAAAGCCGAGTAGAGGTCGTTTGAATCCATTGCGAGTCCTTTGATGTGATGGAGTTAGAAACTCTACCAGACACGCATTAGTACGGGATACAAAAAGGACGGGGAATTACCCCCGTCCTTTCTCCCTAGAAATAGGCAGAAGCCTACCTAGGCGCGATCAGTCGTAAACGACGGTCGGATTTGGGCGCTTCATCATTCCACCCGTGTTATAAGCGTATTCCCATACGGGCATACCCTCACCTGACATTGAGCCTTGAACAAAGTCACCCAACATTGCAGGAGCTTCAATCCAAGTAGCCGAACCAACATGAGCACGCTCACGCATAGTTTCCTCAGCATACTTGTAAAACATTTCAGGGTTGTTGTGGTTCTGGCGACCAGGTGCCGGAGCGGTGTCTTCATAAGCACCCACACCAAAGTCGTACGGGACGTCGGTATCGGTTGCAATACCTTCTTCAAAACGAAGTGGTCCACGGTTACCAGGCATGCTGGGAGCATACGTGCTTTCAAACATCGTTTGCTGGGTTTCGGGGAACATGGGGTTTGGGGAAATAGCCATTCTTAATCCTCCTGTAGGAGCTAGGTATGTATAAAGGTTAGCACCTTTTTTGGGTCATTGCCCAAAGAAGGGCGACTCACTGACGGACACGGTAGGCATAACGTCTACCGTAGACATACAGCATGCAATTGCCAGGGAATCTGGGAAGTCGTCAAACGCTCCCCGTTCATCAGGGGCAGCTGCCAGCATGTACGGACCACGGTAAACCTTTTCAAGGTCTGACATTTGCTGGTTAAA